AGGTAGGTGATGGAGGTAAACCCTCTGAGCTTCATGGAGACGCCCTTTGCGAAAAAAAATGTCCAAGGGAGCCAGGAGTTAACTCCCTTGGACAGACTGCGGGGGAAATATTCATCGTGATTTTAGACTACTTCCAGGCTAACAACTACCTTCGAGGCATCTGAGTCGGCCTTCTTATCAACCGCGATCGCAATGTTCGAAGTTCCTAACGGCGGGGATGAAGTCCCAACCTTCAGTGAGGTAATATCCTTTATCCACGCGTGCTCCTCGTCCTCTTCTGCATCCCAGACGCTATCGACCAGCTTCATGTAAACTACATCTTCACCTGCACCAAGAGCCCCTAGATACTCTAGGATCTTGTCCTGAATCTGTGTTGCACCATCGGCAGGTACCAAATTCCTGTCAACCTGTACCTTTACGTCAACGTAAATATCCTGCTGAGTAACCTCATACCAGTCAACCGGAATGCCCGCAGGTCTCGAATTCTCGATAGCCGCATCCACCTCCGCATTCGGCGAGCTTACACCCCACACGTAGGCCGTAACCTTATGTATATCTAGGTCTTCATAGATGCTGACACTTATAACACCATCCACTTCCAAAATCGCTAACCTAATCGCTTCCAGCGTACCCCTAGCCAGAGCAGTTAAAGCCCCCTTGCACCTAACCCTAAATGCATCATCCTCTTCAGCATCAGAGCCTCCCGTCGTTGCGCTAGAGTTTGTGAGCGAGACAACTCCAGGTATTGGAGTTTCAAGCTGTGTGATGGTGTTTGCGGCCACATTACCATCCGTCCCAGGGTCCTGTGCAGTAATGTTCGCGGTCGCAGTACCGCCGGCAATTGTTACCGCTGCATCTGTCTCAAACTTGATTGCCTCATCACCAGAGGTCTGAACCACAGTGCCTGCAGGAATCACTGTTCCATTAACCCCGCTAAAGGTAACCTGCCCAGTCGCCTTAGAGGCTGCATTCCTCGTCTGACCTATGAGAGCAGCAACCCTGTCCAACGACTCTCCTGTCGCGTAGTCCACGAAAGCGGAGTAATAAAATGCTTCTGCCATTTCCCAAAGCCTTTGCTCCTCAAGAGCCTGTATCTGTAGGAGCTTCATCAGGGGACTAGTATCCGTCAAATCGATGTCACTCCCGAAGAGTTCTTTCGCTTTCTCCTTCTTTTCTGCGAGAATCGTCTCGTAGGTCTTAACCACAAATCCGTTTGGCACTACCCCATAGGACATCACGACCACCTCACTCTAAGGTTACCTGTGTTTTGATCTCTTCACCAGTTAACATTAGCAAAGACATCGACCATTTCTCTTGCTGCTGACTCCTGGTCACCGAGATCGCGAGTACATTCTTCGTATATGTATACTTCATTGCAGCCAGCTCTAGCTCTCTTTTCTTAACAGCATCAGTATCAACGGACATCACATGTGCGAAGTCAAATCCAAAATCAGGAGCAAAGATATCATCCCCAAGGTGAGTACGAAATAAGACCTCGAGGTCCTGCTTTACTTTGTCCTGTCCCTCGATCATGTCAATCTCCTTAAGGTCGTTAAAGACAACATCCATCTTATCATCGAGTTTAAACGTCTTTCCGTACATCTAGGACACCTCCACTTTATACTGTACTCCTGAAACGTTAGCCACTAGCCAAACCTTCCCTGAGACTGTTTCCTTCCAGATTGCTTGTGTATTAGGTGCCAGCGCTGGCTCGGTTGCTTGCACATACGTAGGTAACGCTGTGCCTCCGCCACCGCCTGAGCCCCACTTGCTTGTAACCCCTTGTGAGTGACCGTAAATTGTGTCTCCATCCCTCCATATCATTCCATTTTCAGGAACCTCAGGAGTACCACCGTCAGTTAGCCAAACAACTTTTCCTAACTGTACCTTATCTTTATCAAAAATGACAATGTCTCCCTCTGGAATCTCCCACCCGTTAATCTCGAGCTCGTTCTGTGTGGCAAAACCCCCAAGGATAAAGGCATCGCGGTAATGAAACTGTACATCGTTATCTAGGTCTTTCTTGACGACTAGCTTATTGTCCACAAGAAGGTTTTCCATCGACCACTTGGAGAATCCAGCTAGAACCACATCCCCAATTTGGATGGGCATTAGAACAACAGATGTGCCACCCTTAGGAAACACTACCGGTACATCTAAAACCTGCACGTAGTTTTGCTTTTCCCTCGTTACCTTGACCCTTATGTCGCACGTCATCTCTTCCCGGTGAACAGCATCCACTATGGCGGGTACTAAAGTCCAAACCCCAGTGAGCCTCTGATTAATTAAATCCCAGACTCTTTTCGCTGGACCAGGGCCTACAACCGGCAACTCTATCCTTCCTCCTCATCGAACTCTTCATCAAATTCGTATGGAATGCCTTCTCTAAAAGCAAGAAATGCTTCCTGAGTCCCTTGGATCTTTTTTATGTTCGCTTCAATCACATGTTCATTCTGATTACTTACATACTTGAAGCTCTGAACCTTGAATAGCTGAAGTTCCGATGAGTATGTAATAATGTCCCCTTTTCCTCGTTCATAGGACTCCGGAATGCTTTCAACCAAGAAGACAGTGTCCTTATTAACCTTAGGAATGAGAAACATACGCAAGGTCCATTCATCTTTCTTTTCCCCGGTTGCCTTAGTGTCTGCTTTTACCACCGAAATAAGTCCTGATTTAGCATTAACCCTTAGCCCCGTTGGAAAAGCATAATTTTTCCTCATAGCATAGAAGTTCCCGTTCCTGATATACCACTTCCAATCGCTTCCCATTTTCTTATTCACAATAACATCGATCCACCGTCCAATAGACTGGTCGGATGTGACATAAAACCTTTTTTCCGGGACCACTGTACCATCATCCTGAATGAATGCCACTTGAACCGCGGTGTAGCTCAACAACTTCTTTAACACATCCATCCACTTAGTCCCTTGTACAAATGAAGCATTAACATAAACATTCAATAAATCCTTCGTTTGCTCTTTACAAATAAACTTAGTAATAATATCAGCACCCTCTCTTCTAACCTCAACAGTTTGCACTTTACCTATAAAGATTGTATTATAGAAATCTAAATACCCACTCTTTAGAACTACATCAGAGTCCTGCCCAAATAAACTCCCGAAGATTCCCATATTCCAAATCTCAATAGTCGTTTCCACTGATTTGGAACTACTATCCCCGTTAACCTCAAACTCGATCCTCATGCCTTGGCGCCATTTTCCATTAATATATTTTCCGGTATCGTAAATTCTTCCCTTGAGAGCCTCCCCTATAGCTGCCTTAGGAGAAGGTCCTATTGCCACTTCCGTATACCTTCCAAATAGCATCTTACGACATCCCCGGAAGTCCAAGCACTATTTGTACATTTTCCTTATCCGTTGTAATTGGTAGCATTGAGAAGTACGGAGTCCTCCAAACAGGCTCATAAACAGCGATATCGTACCCAGGAACTAGTTTCCCATGAAACACTACCGTCTTATCGAATACTCTAACCACAGATGCTATGAGAAAATCCTCTATAGCGTTATATCTAAATGAAAACATGAAACTAACTCCATTGATCACCGTGAAGAATGACTGAGGGTAACCGATCTTTGCATCTGTCTTAATCTCAAAGACATTCATAACTTCTCCTCCTTACTTAGGCCAAATCCATCCGGGACGATTATTCTGAACCCACTCTACAAAGTTATCCCAAGCGGACTTATTTTCTTCATTCTTCTTGTGCGGCCGATAAAGGGTTACTTGTTCTCCATCCTTCGTAATCGGTGAAACCTCGTACACTTTCCCATCTTTATCAGTCACATATTGGAAGTTCGCAGGCAAGTATTCCACAGTCATTATTTGCCTGAAAGATATCTTAACATCGAACGTGTTAGCCGAGGTATTCTCGACCGTAGGTTCTAGTGAAGCAATCACCATCCCATCAAATTGTCCAAAATCACAATACATTGTAAATGTTTTCTTATTCCACCAAGTCATGTACAGCCACTCGTACGCCTCGTACCTTGTCCTAAACCCATATTTGCCAGGGCTATGGTCATCGAAGAGGCGGAGTCTCATCTCAAAGCTCGGCTGCGCATGGAGTATATGATCCGCGATGACTGCTCCTGATTCTACTACTTCTTCAGTCACTTGCGAGCTAAGCGATAGGTCAAGTGCCGAGACTGCCTTAAACTGCCTAACCTCGATTGCGTTTCCGTCCTTATCTAGGAACGCAAGGTAAACGTCTTCGTTCATCGAGTCACCTCTTCTGATTCAGCTGCAAAAGACGCGTTCCACCGTTTCATTGCTTCATCGGCAGCCTGATTAATCACATTCTTTAACTGGTCCTCCTGCATTGGACCTGCGATTTTAACCCCTCCGAGGTTTACGCTAAGACTTGGATTAATAATGCTAACCCCCTTATTAACCGTAGCCGGGGGAGCTCTAGGCCCTCCTATAGTGGTCATTTCACTCAACTTAACGCTCTTCGCCCACTCCTTGTTCGTGCTCTTAAGAGTGTTACCCAAGTCAGCGACAGAAGCCTGTGCAGCGCTTGCTCCCCAGGCAACATGATCGAAGATAGTGTCGGGGCTTCCAAACATCCAGTCCCATCCCGCCTTAAACCACTCGGTGACTTCCTTCAGATGTCTCACAAGCTCAACCAGTGCCATTATAAGCGCGAATATCGCTGTTATGATCAACACTATCGGGTTAGCATAAAGACTCGCGTTCCATGCCCATGTTGCAATCGCAACAGCAGTCAAGCCCACCGTTAAGAATGGCAGATTCCCTGCCATTGCTGCTATTGCACCTATGAGAAACAATATTGGTGAAGCGCGCATGGCCAGATTCCAGTTCCACTGAGCGATGGTTGCAAGCCTTGTTGCCATAATCTGCGCGTACATCTGGAGCGTTTGCAACTTCATCGCTACCCATGCGCGAAGGTTCGAGAGAGCGGTGATATTCATAAGCTTATTGTACAGCACCAGCAGGGCATTATAAATCTTCTGTGCGATAATATGTCTATTGACCGTGGCATTAAGTACCCTCATCGATGTCGTAAAGTGTAAAGACGCAATATTCGCTGCTACAGTAGCAATTTCCAGTGCTATCATGCCTGCAGTTGCGGCTGCCACCCAGTAGTTACCCTCTTTCATCGCGTCATCAAGAAACATGAACTCTAGAATCAATCCAGCAGCGGCCGCTGTCACCGCTACTAGCTTAAGTGCCAGGAATGATAAGCTAACTGCCGTCTGCCTTGCCGCAATCCCGAGTGCCCCGAAAGCCTCTTTGAAAAGCATCGCACTCGTCATTCCTTTACCCATCTGCTTATTCAATAGTACGACTGCAGCTGCCATCATGACTAAGGTACCGGTGGTAAGTAAGATCTTAGACCCTATCGTCGTAAACAAATATCCCACGATCACTAACACCCCTATCAGTACCTTTATCGGTGTCGGAAGTCCTAGCATCCAGTCTGCAAGGGCTTTCAGTAGCTTATTCCACCAGAGAAAGATGGGTGCAATCTCCTGAGAGATAGACGCGTATAATGCCTCTAAGCTACTTTTGAACATTTCCGTAGTTCCCTTTAGGGTTTCTAGCCTTTTAGCTGTTACCTCAGAAGCGATTGCAGCATCCCGAATGACGCTATCCGCGTTCTCAAGATCCACCGTAATAGTTGAAATTATCGCGTCAATTTCTTCACCAGCAAACCCCATTTCTGACAGCTGACGTGCCAAATCGGCAGTGTCCACCGTTCCCCGGGAGACTTGCTCTCTCCATCTCAAGAGTAGTTGAGTCGAATCCTCGGAGAACCGCATGAAAATAGCTTCCTTAGCAGCTGCTGCAGTTAGACCTAGCTCCCTCTCCCTGATTGCATCACCGCCTTCACGCAGCAGCGCTGACCACATGGTGATCGATTCAGCACCAAATAGGGCTGCTAAAGCAGAGTTTCGTTCAGCAGTCGCCATCCCGGACATAGCACCATTCAACTCATCCACGACGTCCGCGAGAGACTTAACATTACCCGTCTCGTCAACTAGAGACAATCCCAAGGTGTCAAGCATCTCTTGGACACCTTTTGTCTCCTCTGCAACTCCACCAGCGGCCTGTTGCAACCTTATCAAAGACCTTCTTAACGCTCTACCCGCCAAGCCCGCTCGGACCATGTTATCGGAGGCAATCATAAGAACGGCAAGCGTCTCTTCCATCGAGATTCCTGCAGCCTCTGCTGCAGCGGAAGCAAACTTCAGTGCCTCTGCGAACTGATCCACGGTAGCAGCTGAATGTGTGGCTGCTTGAGCGAGCTCTGAAACAACTACTGTCATGCTGCCCGCAGTATCAGCGGCAGTAGCCGTATTAAGATTGAATCCACGTAAAACACCGACAGCCAGATTAGCAGCAGCTGCAGTATCCACAAGCCCAATGGTAGCAAGCTTCAAAACTCCTCGTGCAGCACCCATCGTTTCCTGGAAGCTCAAACCCGACATGGCGAGCTCTCTCATTGCTTCGCCTGCTTGTGCTGCTGTCCACTCGGTATCTCTTCCTAGCCTTATCATCTCTTGACGAAGCGCTCGCGTGTTTTCCTCGTTAGCATTCATAATAGTGCCAACGACGACGGACTGATGTTCAACCTCCGTGTAAGCCTCCACCATGTCTCCCATCGCTTTCCTAAACTGCATAGAGGCCCTTGACATCAGTCCTCCGGCAGCAAGCATACCGAACGAAAGAAATAGAAGCGAGGTTCGAAGACCAGTCATTGCTTGAGCTTCAGCATCTGCCGCTTTCCTGCCCTTGTCCATCTGTTCAACGACTTGATCCATGCCCTCTATCTTCATTTTGAACGCGATGCCTCCAGCTCCGGGACCAACGATTTCTTCCCTCGGCCTTCCAACCATGTTCTCACCTGAATTGAACAGCGTGCTTACTTACCGGCCTTGGCTTCGACTGCCCCCGCTTCTCACTAAAGACTTGGTTCTCATAGTACTCCTTGAGGAAAATTCTGTGGCGAAAGAACTTTTGCAAAGGCCATCGCATAACGGTGTCTACGTCCCTGCCAAATTCCTTCGCGACCAGAAAAAAATCATACTCCTCTTCCTTCACTTTCCGAGCAAGTTTTTTTGCACCACCTCAGATAGTCCCAAGGCATTCTCAATAGCAGAAATGAGCAGTGTCAATGGTCCCGGCTTCAGTCTATCAACATCCACACTAGGCTCCACTACGCATGCTTTCACCAGCTCAGAGAAGTACTGCTTCCTGTTCAGCGTTCCGCGGCGAACATCCGTACACCTATCGATGATGGCGGTATATTGCTCGCCACTTATTTCCCTTATCTTGAAGGGAATCCCCATTATGAGCTCTTCATGCAGCACTTCCCCATCGCAGTACATCCTGCTAAGGTCAGGCCCTGGTCGCTTTGGTTCTTCCATAGCTTTCACTCCTGGTAAGGAAAAACAAAGGCGGAGTTATTCTCCGCCTCACTCTTCCTTGTACCCGTAACCCATGAAACCCCACTCGTAGTCTGGGGCTTCCTTCTCGTTGGTAGCGAACTCCGGCCACTTCGTTATAACGCAGTACTCGATGACCTTGCGCTTAAAGCCGAACGCATCCTCCCAGCCTGGGTCAACAATGACCTCGAACTTGAAAGGCTGGAAAGGTGCATCGCTTTGCATCGCTTCACGCTGCTTATTCAAGAGCTGCCTCAAGTACTCGTTACTATCGCTGACGGACTTCAGGGTAACGGTTGCTTCAGCCCCAGAGGACGGGTCCACATTAAACCCGACCTCGCCCTTAAGTCCGCTTATCAGCGTCGTCTCAGCAGTCGGCGTTATTCCAAAGCCATCCGGGCCTATGCCCGTTATGACTTCGCCACCTATTTTCAAGGTGACCCTGCGCACATCGAAAACCTTTGGAGGTTCTGCTCCCTGGTCAGCCATTTACGTCACCTCACAGCTGTATCGCGAGATTCAGCCTAATCTCCTGGATGTGACCCCTCAGGTATATGGTGACATAGACATTCTTCAATATCCTGTCAGTCCTATCTGCCTCAGGGATATCCGCGAAATCAGGCACTTCAACCACGTAGCCGCGGTGGAAATCTCCTCCCGAATCGGTCCACGGAACTCTCAACGCACCCTGGAGAACAGCGTCCTCACAGGTGTGCTGGATCGTGCTCTTCACGATTGCGATACCACTCGCATCGTACGGGATAGCCGTATCCTGGATAAGGTCCCCGAGGTCCTGCTTGATAGACTTCTCGAGCCAGTACCTCGTCCTCGTTATGTCCACGTACTTGTAGTTACTTCCCTCAGACGTTAGTCCATCACTCGGGCGATACTCCCCTGACCTGTAGAACAGGGCGTTTATCTTCGATGTCTCAAGGTCAGTGACTTCAGTCTTCGAGAACTCGGTAATGTTGTCCGAGTCAAGCCCTTTGATAGGCTTCCACATCATCTTATCCCAGGGAACGACTAGTGACATCCTACCAGCCACTGCTGCTCCGACATCGTCGTCTGAACTCGAATCCTTGTGAGCTATGAGCATCACGTTCATAGACACATAGGATGTAATACTGAGATCCGTCTTCTGAGTATCCTTGGTTTCGTCACCCCTGCCTGGGATGACCGTCATCCACGTGTAGGTGTCACAAAGGTCTACGATCTCAGACAAGATACCCCAGTCCTGCGGTCCAGCACCTCCGTTACCGGCTCCATCGGTGAACGCGCAGAAGTAAACAATATCAATGTCGCTTTCGTAGTCCTTGATGACTGCCTCTAACGACGTCAGATCGTAGTAGTCGTAGTCAACGTTCTTGTTACCAGCACCATTGATGAAGATCTTGGTGCCTTCTGAGCCGACCTCCGCTTTGTTGGCCCCTGGGTCTACTGGAGGATCATTATAACCATACTGTACGGTGTACCCGACAATGGCCACGGTCCCTCCTTTCACAGGCGAATGGGCGAACGAGGCAGCAGCCCCTGCAGCTATCGACTCGGCAACCACGCTCTTGACGTCCACCTTCACAGCCCAAAGCTTGGCTACGCCTTGGTTGAAGACCATCTGAGCGGCTTTATACACTTTGCTAGAGCTACCGAAATCGGTCTCGATATCATCGAGACTAGTGTAGGACTTCACTACATTTTCTCCTAGTCCGCCACCTTCATTCTCACCAATGAGGAGAATGTTACCGTAGGACGGTGACACTTCCCCAACGGCTTGAATCGTCGTATCAATTATGACTGGTTCGACTGGCATCTAGCTCACTCCTTTTGCGCCTTCATTATCTTCGCGATGATTTCCTCTTTCTTGTCCTTCAGGTCTACATCCAAAAGGAACTCTTCCTCGGCAATCTTGACCACTTCAGACTTGAGCTTGCCGCTTAGCTCCTCGGGGGTGTAGCTCTTCTTCTTCGACGGGGTCACTTCGACCTTCTTTTTGTCCACGGCCACCGTGACCTCCTTAATTAGTCCCATCTTAAGGGCACGTCCGACCTCGAACTCCTGCCTAGCGGAGAGCTTATCAAGGACAAGCTCCTCACCGGGCATAAGAGTCGTGTTCAGACTTACGAGCTGAACTGCTCGGTTTGCTTTTACCTTCTTAACCATCTTCTCACCTCACCCTGGATACACTGGAACCTTCTCAATCACATCGATGGATTCAATGGGTTCTTTCTCAAGAACCTCCCAGTAGGATACATTAAGCGTAAACGTCCTTCTCCTTGTGATTGCGCCCTCAATCTCGAAGTCCGTATTACTTATCGCGGAGATGGCTATCACAGCCATATCGTCCCTCTGAAACTTATACTCGAACCATTGATGAACCTCTTTGGCGATTTGCTCTGCAATGATGATTCCATTTATCTTACGCTGTCCCTCAAAGACGTCTTCCGCGTAGATCTGTACCATCAGAACATCATGCTTCTTTGCGCCTAGTGTTCTCCTCACCCAAGATGCAATGACTGTAACTGCCACATCCGTATTGTCATCCGGATACTTAGGTCCGAGGAACTTGATTTTGTCATCCACTAGCTCGTACTCCGAGGGATCAAAGACATACTCTTCATCACCGTAGATGCCTTCAACCCTCACAATTTGTGTTATTTTCGTTGTACATAGCACATACTCATGGGTTGGTTCCATATACCTTACCGTGCAGGTAACCTTCTTTTGCTGTACAATGATATCTTTCAATACCCTATTATCAACCGCATCTTGTAAGGTGTACTGTAGTACGATAGCAGGAAAGCTCTGACACTGGTACTGATTTGCGTATATCTTCTGAGCATGAAAAGGGACACCTTCCACTGTGAAGTCTTCAGGAATCCCTCTGATGATGACTCTTTTCTGCTCTTCACTTAGCATTTACCCGTCACCTTCTGAATATCATACAGCATCACACACCCATGCTGAGAGTAGTCTTCTGCTCCGAGGACTTTCCATTGCTGCCCCTCTTCATCGATCACGATGTCCTGAAGCTCAATCTCTGGTAAGGTGTCCTGTGAGATTCTGACGTAAAGTATTGAGTCCCCTTTCCAGTGAGCACCTCTCTCTTCCAATTGCAGCGAGTATACCGGCACTATGACACCTTCAAACTGTATCTGCTTTTCCGTGCTCTCTTCAGCATACCCATCAACTATCTGGGTTTGTCCCTTCTTCTTCAAAGTAAGCGTCTGCTCGAAGGTCAGCAGTGTTTGTCCCAGATCTCCAAAGGGTGCTGGCAACCTAAACCACTTCCGCAACCTTCTGAATCACTGTAAAGTAGCCCTGCAAGACGGTGTACTGCAAATCATTGAGCGGGTCAACCACCTGTAGCTCATACCAGTTCCTTCCCACTGTGATGACTTTAGTATCATCATTCTTAAGCTGAAGCTCCATCCTTCCTGCAACCGCGGAGGTTACCACTATGTCTAGCTCCGTCTTTTCAAGCAATGCATCAAGGTCGTCCTTACTCTCTTTGACTATGAACTTGCGCTCAGTGAAATTAGTCAAATCAAAATCGTCCCCTTCATCATCGATAATGTGAAACTCCAGCTTAATTGCGTCACCCTGATAAATCCTAATCTCAGCATCCGACATGACAAATACCCTCCAGAGAGATTTTCCTTAAAGCTACTCCTTCAATCTCCATTTTAACCTTTGCTGTGCCTTCAACGTTCATGTAGACTGAACCTCCATTGAGATACTCACTCGGATAGGCCTTCCGAAGAGATTAGAAGCATACTGACTAACATCATCGCTAAGCTTGCTGAGCAAAGGTCCGAAGATAGGCCTGGCAGGAATCATTAGCTTCGTGGTATGCATGCCAAGAGGCCAGCCAAGTGCACTAAAGAACCTTCTGACTGCATCTCCTTTCGGAGTACCTGGAGTTACATCAACCGTGAACCCATACTCAAAAAGCAATGCCAAGGGATCGCTGACCCTCACAGTATAGGTCGTTTCGTCATCCTGTACGATGGACAACGAATCGCGGAGTTTTCCTGTATGCAGCAACGGTGTCTCTCCACCTTGTCCGAAAACTGCTCTCGCCCAAATCGTAAACTGACTCAGAGCATGCCAGTTAGCTCCAACGGACCTGCCACTTGTGTCGAACTGCTCTTTCCAGAGCTGCTCAAAACGCATCGCCATGTAGTCCGAGAGCTGTGCAACCTTCTTCTGGATAGACTGTCTATATCCATCTATAGCGTTCGCGATAGACATTGATTCCTCCTCCAGTCCTTGGAGGGACGAAACCTTTAGAGCTTCGTCTGGTCAACTGTCTCTGGGTCTTCGCCCAGCTCGAACGGGTCTTGAGGCCTATCGTCAAACATCGGGGTACTCGTAGCCTTGAATTCGTCAGCAATCTCATTTAGAGCTTCCTGGGCCTCTTCCTTCAAGGCTTGAGCTTTCAGTTCAAGGTCATCTTTCACTGAAACTACTCCGATGCGTACTTGAGAGTATGAGCGTGAAACAATAAAAGAACGCCATGCTGCCCAGGCCCTTACGAACCTGTCCCTCGCGGAACCTGTACCAACACCGAGTTCCGTTGCGAATGCCTCAGCATCATCGATTTTCTGCTGTATGGTGTCATCCGCGACTTCCTTCGGTGTGATACCATTGAGGTGTATCCTCACGTCCGTGATGGTCACAGTCATGGCGTTCCCACCAAGAGCTGGCCTTACGACAGTAGGCCAGTCAGCTCGCGAGCCGCATCATCGAGGGTCTTCATCGGCTGCAGGAACTTCGCGATAGCGTACCCCATCGCGAATTTCGCCTGCATCGAATACCTCTCGACTACGCTCGGACCGTCGAACAGAGTGCATGCCGGTGCTTCCGTGTCCAGGATGACCGCGGTTTCCGAAGCCAACGCTGACTCCGTACCAACCCTCAGGTTCCCTAGCATCTCGATGCCGCCCCTCGCAACAGTAGCTCCACGCTCGTAGACTTCCTTAATGTTCTCGTTCGCAAGGAAGTAAGCGTAGACCTGGGACTGCATCACGATTGCATTCGGATCATACCCAAGGTCCTGGATAGTTGCAACCACAGGCATTATGTCGTCCATCGGGTTGTCCGTCCCCGTCCAGTCTCCACCAGCGACGTCAGTGAACTTCGCGAACTCCTCAGCTATCTGTTTGTTCTCCATCCTAGCGAGGTCACGCGCAGCATCCTTGATGTTCATCCGCATGATGTCGACTTTGCTGTCCATCTCGGCTTCCTTGCTGATAGCCACATGGACAACGTTCTTCCACTCCTCGAAGTCCAGGTCCTGGTAGGCCTGAGCACTCAGAGGAGCTTCGACGAGAGGCGGAACCTTCTCGTGACCAGCCAGCTTGGTAGCTACCGGCCACTTTCCAGACCTCTTGGTCCCGGTATCGATAACCCTGCAGAACGGCCTGAGGTTATACTTCGGATGGGCAAGCCCTAGAATCTCTTCGACGATGACCTCAGCCTTCATCCCATCTGTGATGTCACTATCGATTACTATGCCTGGCATTTTAGTCACCTCACTTTATGAGCTTTATCATCACTTCGGTGTCGTCATTGGCTGCGTCCTCAACAACCACGCCGGCGGCAATCTCCAGCTCATCGACACCGCCCACCCAAGCAACGGCCTTGCCGTTTGCGTCCGACTTGACGTAAGTACCCTGGTTCAGAGCACCTGCAGCCTTCTCTACTTTGCACGTACCCTCCAGAAGTATCTCGATGTCCGACTGTCCGGACGCTGGAGCCGCGACAGACTCCACCGGCACTCCATGAGGTCCCCGTGCACCTGCGCCTGCTTGTGCCCAACCACTTGTGTCGAATACGTGGAAGCGCTTAGCAGTGACTGCTGTCGTAGTCTTGCTCTTCGCTTTGATCACGTACATATCGCTTGTCTGCATTATCTCGGTCTTCGTCATTTTAGCTCACCGTCCCTTTCCTGATAAGCTCCTCTACCGGTTCCTCGTGCCCAAGCAGTTCCTTCCTAAGAGCCTTCTTCTTGCTCTCCCTCTCAGAAAGTTCCCTCTGCTCCGGGGCACCAGAGGTCTGCGGCTGAGGCTTCGCGTCTGCCTTCTCCAGCATCCTGACGTCATTGAGCAGGACGTTCAGCTGCTCCTTGGGCAGCTTACTAAGCTCAGCGACCATCGTGTCCCTCTTGTCCTTGGTCGTCAAGCCTTTCTCAATCCGCTTGTCGACAACAGACTCGGCAAGGGCCTTAAGCTCAGCAGCCTCTCGCTGGAGCTTTTCCTGCCTAAGAGCCTCTAGCTCTGCCTTCATCTGTTCGTTCTGCTTCTTGAGCTCGTCCTTCTCCTTGTCAGGGGGAGTTGGCGTAGCGGGCTTTGGAGCTGTCTGCTGGGCCGGATATGCAGGGTACGTTGACTTCATACCCTTCGGCACCAGTACAACATACTCCAGAGCTGCCCCATCGACCTTGAGGACTTTCTTCGAAGGCAATGGGTAGCCTGCTAGCTCTTCCTCTGGCGGAGTCTGCGGCGGAGGAGTCTCAGGTTCCTGAGCAGGCGGGTATGCCTGCTGCATGAATTCCTGTGGTGTGTCCTTACCATCCACAATAACCACCAAGAATACTTTAGCTTCTGGCGAATATATAAATAGGGGGTGAAGGGTAAAGGATATCCTCATGAAAGGGCGTTCAAGATGTCTTCATCACGAAGCCTTAGCCCCTGGTTTCTAATACGAGGCCTCTTGTCAAGGATTTCTTTAATCCCCTTTCTAGTGAGATGCTTCCCCTCAACAAACATCTCTATGCACTCAAACCACCAGGAGTATTTCTCTTTATTCAAAAATCTCGTCATTACAGAGCAGTTTTCGATTCCCTGAATACGTAGGGACTTCTTCCTGAGGGTGCTTCCGATAGAATAATTGAGGAGCTCTGCCTTAAGACTCTCGAGCTCGTCGATTTTCCCATAAATCTCTACGTATGGTAAGAGCTTAATACCAAACCGCATCTTGGGTCTGCGATTGACCGAGATACCGACGGTCGCACGCTTAACTAGATGCTTTCCCTTCAACTCGTTCAATTGTGCACACCTCACAAGCAGGATTCTTAACTATGCATACTCTGTCATAACTGACAATCTTCTCAATGATATGACGTACATCACAGCTAAGGACAGTGATTTCAACGCTAAAGCCTGTATAGTCTCCATTCTCGATTTCAAGCTGTTTTTCCGGAGTATCAATTTCAACTGCAATCTTGATTGTGTGCTTCTCCTTATCATACTCGTAATCGATAACCCTCCCATGGTTAGTCTTGTCTTTGTGACTTCCAACACCGACAGGGATTCCTAGGACTCGCTCTGGCCTATCATCCAAAACCTCAGGAGAGTACCAATCACCGTTCCAAACCCCATATGAGAGTGCACTACCAACTACAACGTACTTGTCCCCGTACCTTCCGAACTTTTCGATAGACAAGTACATGGACTGCTGCTTAAGACACTCGCCCTTTTCTAAGGTTTTCTGCAACCCTGGAAGTTCCACTTTGGCAAACTCCCAGAGGTTAATGTCCGCATCCTCTCGTTTCATGGCGTAGGTTCCTTTGAGGTTTTTTCCCGAGAAATTGAACCTCTTGAAAAGGTTTCCATCTTCCAGTATGTTAACCTCCCCGCTGTCAACAATCTCTGTCCATGCAGGTGTGTTCTTTGTCGGGTTACCAGGCTCCCCAGGTTTTATTAGCTCAGGACCGTTGGTACCCTTCTTCCAAAACTCCTTTGAATACGGGTTCCGAATGCTAGCACTCGAGGGTCCTTCCAAGGGGTTCTGGTTAAGAACGTACATCTTTCCCTCGGGTAGAATAAACAAATCCCAGTGTTCTACAGAAGGACCAGCCCTTATAACTACTTGTCCTTTCCACCAGTGATGCTGTAGGACAAAAGACCCTTTCTTCAGGTCGACCGCCACTACACTCTCGAAGCACGCCCACGTTGCCGTGCTATTCTCAGCCAACTCACAATCTGTCGTAGTTCCCAAGTAGTACTTGTCATCTTTCTCTAGCAAGAAGTGCTTAGAGTCGTACTTCTGCTTGACCTTGAACTTGATGTCCTTTGCCTTCACTAACTCGTTCCTAATCCTAATTCTCTCTTCCCTAGAGGCACTAAGCCAGTACTTATACCTCTCGGGAATTTTGTCCCTAATGTCTTTCGGCAAGGCGCTAATCCCTTGAGGAGGAATCCAGTTCTCTTCGACAGCGCTCTTTGTTAGCACATAGGGTAGCTGGTCTTCTGGCATCCAAGAGTTCCAGAAACCAACCTCTTCACCCTCGAGCTTCGACCATGGAAGCTTGTGAGTGTGATTATTTGCCATTTTGACTTCGTAGTTTTCAACTTCATGCCAGTGATTTTCTGCCACAGTAGTCTTTCCCTTACCGTCCTTTCCTATGTGCACTGCATGATGGTGATTATCGCTGTCATCCGTCTGTACTTCTGCCACCATGCCAACCCTTGGGATGAAGCGGAAAATCAGACGTCCACTAAACTTTGCTCCATGCAGGAAATACTCATAAAACCACGTTTTCCTAGCCCCGAATTCAACTTCACCCTTGTCAACGATGAGCATGAATCCCGCTTTCTCCCTAGTCGCACCCACGGTCCCTGGCTCAAATTTACCTTGAACGTCTAGCCAGTCAACTGGCTGTCGAGCCTTCTGTCCTGCTTGTGCGTGGACATCTGATTTCGGCCACTTCCAGTTCACTGATTTCTCATACTTCTTAGCCTCACTGATAGATTCAGGTTCCTTCTTCACGACGCCAGCAGGCTGTGAGAAGATCGTCCACCCTTCCAGTTCGCCGTTAATGTTAGTCCTAAAGTCATGATGGACAGACTTTCCGCGGAAGTGTAGTTGAATAACGAACCTATGGGTCTTTGACTCATCCGGCCAGGATGTTTGCATTTCCTTCTCCTGCAAAAGTCCAGCTTCCTTAGCCACCTCTATCGTTGTTTTTGCGTCATAAATCTTGTCGCTGACCTTCTCTTCGATGACCACCGGTAAATATAACCTAAGCTTATCCTTATATACAAATAGGTTCTCCGCTGTAACCCGTAACGGGGTCCCTAGAGCAACATCCAAAACCGTATTCATCGTCTTACCGATGTACGCGTACTTCTTACCACCAACCATCCTAATATCTGACTCCGCGATGTCCATGCCTGTTGGAACTATGCCCATCTGATAGTTAAAAACACCCTCCGTCTTTGTAGGCAACTTCTCAATGGCAGCTACAACGAATTCCACTGTCCTCTTGTACTTCACCCACTCACTCGTTTGTCCATCCAACTCGTATCTGCTCTTGAGACTCTTGACCATCGCTCCCTCGCTCCCGGGAAGCTCGGCCACCTTCTTACCAAACTGAACCATCGTCTTAGCGTCCTGTGCCACATAGGAAGGCGTACGATTGAACTCTCCAGTACGCGGCACCCTATCAGTGCTCTGCTTAATAGGTAACTTATCGAGATGCTTCATTCTTTCGTCCAAAGAGTAGTCGTGCAGATCGCCTTTCCCTGAGATATAGAGGATATCGAATACATTAGGCACAAGATAGCTGTCTTCACCCTTTTGAAGCGAGTCCGTCTTTCTAAGGAAGCCACTAACGATCTCTCGTCCCTGGTGTTTACCCCTTATCCACATCTCGCATTCCGCATCAATTACGAATTCTTCCGGCCACTCTGACTTTTGAACTTCCTCCACGAAGGTAGGCATCCTATGGTCGATGCGGTGTCCATCGTCTGAGAAGATTTTTACATCTTTACCTTTTCTGTGAATCTGAACTCGCGCTCCATCATACTTCTTTTGCACGACAACAGGATACATATCGTCTTCCACTACCTCCACTAGGGCGTCCCAACCAAAGACAAACCCCGCTTTATATCCAATGGTTGGCTTAAGCGGAGTGAAGAACTCCATTGGCACAATTCCCCTAGCCATCTCTACCGTCTTAAATGGCTTCAATGCCTGCATCTGAATCCCATATAGTGGGATGTGATTTGTATATGGCCCAGGAACATGTCCATGTGACTTCGTTGTATCTTCAAATAAGAACTGTACCCTGTTCGCAAGCTCCGGGGGTAACATACGCAAGATCCTAAACATTATAGGCACATTCATAGGGTCTTTCTCGATGCTCTTAATCAGTATATCGATGTCTCCCTTGGTTTTGCCCCTATTAACGATGCCGCCGGTAAGATAGACATGTGGCCACGACACCCTAAAGTCCTCGAAGTGCTTAAGTACATCTTCCAGGACAATTTCCTCTCCGATAACGTGTCCGCTTGAGCCCACCGGAGCAAACTTCTCGTCTAGCTCTACAGGGCTCTGGTGTGCAATTCCAAGCTCTTCCATCCTCTTTACTACCTTCTCGTGAAGCTGCTTTAACTCCTTTGGATCGAAGGGCTGTTTCTCGTCTATCGTCTGTCTGTTCAAAGCGTTGTGAATCATGAGATGATACGAACGAACATAGTCCTCGTCAAGAGTCTCAATTTCAATGTGCTTAAGGTCCTCGAGGGATAGTACTTCATCCATCTGGATAGCTTCCCTGAGTTTCTCTTTGCCTGGTTTCTGAAGCATTGGAGTATCATCCCTGTCTTCCCACCGCAGATGTCCAGTCAGTCTCTCAATATGCTTATCTTGAGCGTACTGCTCCATCATGGGGCGCCAAATGTTCTTTATAATCCACTCCTGTCTCTCTTCTAAGGACTTATCCCAAGGATACCCCTTGGCAAACTCCACTTTGGCCTGGTAAAGCTCATCACTTTCCCCCTTCTTCCTCTTAACCTCACCGTTCTCTAGGGCAAACTGACTTTCTGTAGCGTCCAAAGGATAAACTAACTGATTAAATATGCTCGCGTAAATGTATGACATACTGTCGAATGAATCGAATCCAAAGCGATTAAAGTACCTGAACTCGAATGGCTTTGAAACCCCGAGGGCATGCATCTTAATACCTTGGCTCTTGATCTTATCCAAAAGTCCAAGCTCCTCTAGTCTTTTCAGGCAGTACGTCCTTTGCGCATGTCCCTTCCCAGGGTAACCTGCGACTTTCATGCTCATCCTACCCAGTCCAATCCAAGCAGGGTTCATCTTGATGATTTCACCTATGCACCACTCATACTCCAGGCAGGTGTTCCCTTGAGGGATAAGCATGACCTCGGTTTCCTTAGGCAACTTCTGCTTGAGGAAATCCTGCTGCCTCTTAATACTCTTGATATGTATGTCATGCTGGAACAATACGTCAGGACCACAAACAACATGAGGAACAACCTCTCTAGTCCTCTGCGCTAGCTCTTCGACGGACATGACAATGTTACTAAAGATACCATTGTCCATTACTATCATGCCCTTATAGCTATCGATCCAAGGCCTTAGAGCACCGCGAGACTTAGTCTGAACGGCACTTATCATGACACCATCCGCTAAGTCTGCTATCGGCTTCTTTTGAGCACCGACCAGAAACATCTTAAGCTTCTTCTGTTTGGTCATTGCAATCTCCTCCAGTAATCCTCCACGTCTTAAGGCATTAATGTAATTGGTTACTTGAACTTTTGCGCATCTTGAGTTTTGATTATTCCATTGCTTCAGTTTTGTGAACTGCTCTCCTAAAGGCAATCCTTTTAAAGACTCTCTGAACGCCTGCCACTTAGGGTCCTTTACGCATCGCTCTATCTCATCTTGAGTAATATTGCCTGAGTGAATAGAGCTCCAATCTTCATGAGTTCGTGGTCCAATCTTCAGCAGTTCATCGTTCGGGTCTACATTCATACCCCGTCTTTTCATTTCCTGCCATATCAGCTTATGCTGGTTGTAAAAGTCTTCCAACGACCAGGAATTGTTCTTTTCATCATGATACTTCCCGTATCTTAAGTACGTCCCGTAAGCGCGGTGACATTGAAAGTGAGCCCAGACGAGCTCTTGGTCAGGAAGGTTCTTCCAGTTACGCCCTTTATAGAATGGCATTTACCTCTCGACCTTGTGAATGTGTGGTCCTACACCCGAGTACAGAGCCACCCAGTTGCGTACCTTGTGCTGATGCCCAGTGTTGTCAGCTTTAGTCTCTCCCATGCCGTTCTCATCGACAACCGCTACGTGGGTGTGATTTTCAGGTTGTGGGGCTCCTGGCCTAACGCCCATAGGAGGAGTTGTTTTAAACTCCTTCTGTTCAAGTTCAACGATGGTTGCTATTCCCATCTGTACGAGCTCAAAAGGGTCACTTACCTGTTTGTCCATATTTTATTCCTCCTCTGGAAATTCTTTTGGCTCCTTCTTCATCTCCTGTATTTCGGCAATTACATCCTCGATATCCGTAGGAGATTTCACCTCTTGAACGGGTGGCGATGCATTCGTAGGCGTCATAACTTGCCACCCCATGATCGCGAAGAATTCCTCCTTAGTCATTGCACCAACCCTTACAGAGTAAGCTAGGGCCCGAATCAGGTCGGCATCGGGTCTTGTGACAGGATTCCATAGGTGTTTTACTGCATATACCTCCGGGTCCATCTTAAGCTCGTTCCTTACAATCCTATCGTACCACTGCCTCTCGATTTCGCGCTTAAAGAACCTCTGTACGCTCTCAATCGGTCCCTCGTATAGTGCATCTAAGGCTGCAGAGAGTGTTGCCTTCGTAACAGTTTTCTCCCTAGCAAAGATAGCTTTAGGCATCTGCCAGTTGCCCATTATCTCCTCGTCTGCCTTCTCGATCGCGCGTACTAGTCCCATGATGTCGGGCTTAAGATCAATCACCTTAGCCTCTATGGCCTTATTGTACACGATGCTTCTGCCGGGCTTAAGCTTGTTTGCGAAGGCATTCATTCTCTCCTCTTTCTTAGCAGGATCCCTTATATCGGTGGTATCCATCTGGAAAAGACCCATAGGCCCCCAAAGTCGTTTTGCACTTTCTAGCAGGTCCTTATACAACTCTAATTTGAGCTTCACGACATTCATTATAGGACTTATCGCACTTTCACCGCGCATGTCCCTTCCGAATGGCATCCTAGGGAAGTACAAGACGTCCTCTACCTCTAACCGTCCGTTCTTTGCGCTTGTGTACTCGAAATAGTCGATCATTTGCGTTTCCTCATCAAGGTGGGGAGTAATAGCTTCTGAGCTTAAAGGTAGTAGCGCAACTATCTGTCCATTGCCGTCCTTTACAATCTCGAACGCAGCCCTCCCTGTTATTTCCCTCTTGATAATCGCCATAGCGATTATGTTATCCAAGTTCACCTTTCTATTGATATTGTTGATTTTGCTCAAAATCTCTTGCGCTTGCGGGGTATTAACCTCTATCGCTGTTCTAAAGCCCTTCCTTGTTGCGTAATGTGATGTGGCATTTATGCACTGAGTCACGAGGGAAACCTTCTTGTAGGCATCCCAGGGTCCAGAGACCGTAAGGTCATTCTGCAAAGCGTCTAGCCAGTCCTCGGAGTAGAGGACACTCCCGTAAAGCACGGCAGACAGCTCCTTCTTCTCTGCTGTCTTTACCTGCAGGTCTCTGACCTTTCTCTCAAGTTTTCTGACCTTTTTCGTATTAAAGAAATCCACAATCTCACATCCTGAATGTTACTGCTACAGGCTCCTCGGACCTTACTTCGCTATTTGATGCTGCCCATACCGCATTTGCAAGTGCATCGGCGACATCCTTCGATCCGCCCCTTGGGTGGTCAACCCTTTGTCCCCGCCTGAGTTCAAGAGACTTAAGCTCATCGATTACGAACGGATAGTTGGGCAACGTTATCCTGTGAGTGTAAAACAGCTCCTTCAGCTTATCATACTCTTCCTTAGTGACATGGTTCTGCATGACATTAATTCCCTCTGATCTGATGCTCTGAATCGTCTCAGGGAATTGCCACGTGTCCGTAACGAATGTCTCAATCCAGCACCGCCTATTGAGCTCATGGACAAACTCCCTTACGAAGGATGCATTCACCTCATGTGAAGTTTTACTTTCATCCCCTTCTTCTCTTGTGTTAAACGGCGTGAACCTATGTAATAAATCGCAGATAATTACATCCCCCTGCCCATGGTGTACGAGTGCAAGCCCGAAGGCGTCATTCTTAAGAGCCGGGTCACCTGCAAGTGTGTACGGAACTCCAGGAATCCCTTGAAACGCTTTCAGCTGTTCCGCGGGAGACACCATATCAGTATTCACTGGATTCGGTCTGTTGACATCTAGACACAACTCTAAGCGGTCTGATTCCTTGAAGTAGACCTCCAGTGAGCTTGTCGGCGTTGCTCCATAGTCACGCCACGCAGTCTCAGGGTCCTTGGTAAACTCATCCTCGAGGCTTTCGAACGTAATCGTAGGATTCACTTCCCATGTCGGATACCTTCTGCAGTACCAGCGCGGATTATCCCTGTACGTCCTGAAAAGCCTCATCGCATAGTCATCATTATACATAGGACTGGTGATAACCACCCTCTTCCCATCCTTCCCGAAGGTCTTTACAGACCTGCTCAAGGTATCGTAAACCATTTCCGCGGAAGCGTTTCCTCCAGTATCCTTAAATCGCGAGAGCTCATCAAATACTACCGCTATTACTGTCTTACCTGCCAGTGAGGCACTGTTGCTGTGCTCCGATCGTATGATGATTTTGCCATCCCTCACAGGGAAAATAAACTCATTAAAGTGCTCAACGTACTCCTGGTTTTGGAACCACGGTGAGCTATCAATCCTAGCTTTCGTGTGAGCGAAAACCGTGTCTCTCGCTTGCCTATCGCTGGTGGCTACGTTGATAATGAAAATCTCAGTCCCTCTGGGAAGGCCGTACTTCCTGCAAGGATACCCCGTGTTGATGAGCTTAAAGGCCTCATAGCAGGCAATCACGGAAGCTACTGTCGTTTTACCGGCTCTCATTCCCCAAATGAGAATCATGTCTTGATACTGTTTTTTAGGGTCATAGAACTCTTGTAAGCTCTGCTTCTGCTTCGGCCAAAGCCACGGTGCATTTAGCAAATGCTCATTCTCTACGAAGAACAGAACGTCATTCATCGCTCGTAGTTCGGTCTTGAGCATTGTATGCAAGGTGGTCATGGAAACATC